GGTAAGGCTGCTCGCAGAGGATCAGTGTTTCATAATATTGTTGAAAACTATCTTCAAGATGAAGATATCTCAGATTTCAAACAACAGAACTTTATGGCTTGGTGTATGTTTGGTGAAATGAAGTCACATTTGGATGAGAAGATAAATCAGGTTGTGTTACAAGAACAGACCATGTTTTCATCTAAATTTAAAGTGGCAGGTCGTTGTGATTTAATTGGAGTTTACAAAGATAAACTATCAGTAGTAGACTTTAAGACTACAACGACTACCAAGAAGGAAGAGTGGATAGGCGACTATTATATTCAGTGTGCGGCTTATGCTTCTATGTATGAAGAACACACAGGCGAGCCTGTTGAAGATGTTGTTATTATGATGGTAGCTGAAGATGGGGAAGTACAACTGTTTGAGAAAAAGACAGCTGACTATCTTCCTCAGTTAGAGGTATTGATGGATGATTTTTATGAAACTGTCGTGTCAGATTTACAAGCGGCATAATTCATAAATAACCATGTGAAAGAGACTGATGACGGCAAGACAATAGACGGACAGGACGCCGGGGCAGTACCGGCCGCCTCCACCAAACATGAGGTGTCGTATGAAGGTATTTTTAAGTTTGCAAAAGCGATGAATACTTATTATTACACACCTGATGAATGGAGTAGAAGTATTGGATGGGGCACCGTACCCGATGAAAGGAACAGTTTATTGGGGGCGAAACAGGATCGACTGACGGACGAAAACTTGCAAGAGGACTTGGACACAAAAACATAAAAGCCAATGATGACTTTTATTTCGAGGAGTTTGCCTTAGCGGCTTAATCTTCTCCGGGGTTTTGGGGTCGCACCTTGTTATCAAAGCGACCCCGCTTTTGAGAATTATATTATGGTAGAAAAGATTACACCCAAAAAGTTTGCACTTATTGTTGATGAACTTGTGAGAACCAAACACCTAACGCATATGGAAGCTATCATCTATTACTGTGAGCAGAATGTAATAGAACCAGATACTATTACTAAATGGATTGATAGGTCTTTGAAAGAAAAATTACAGGCTGATGCAGAAGCCTTGAATTATTTACCAAAGACATCTAGCCTTCCTCTATGAGAATGAATGAATTTGAAGCATATAAACACTACTTAGCTTTGAAATTGCATTTCAGTAGTGACTATGATTACTTTAAGTATAATGGTAAAACAAATGCTACACAGCAAAGTTTTGAAAAAAGAAAGGATAGATTTCGTTTTTCAAGGTTGGCTAGAAAACTTGATGATCCTTTATTGATTGAGTTTTTTGTTTCTAACATTATATTAGGTAATGTATGGGTTGGAGAAATGGATGAAAAAGTATGGAAAGAGTGGGTCGCTAAAAATGAAAGTATTGAATATATTTTTAAAAATGAAGCCGAAAAACTCTTGACACAGGCCCCAAAATTTGATATAATATTTAACTGTGATAACGGAAATCATCCAAAATTAGTAAAGGCTTATTTAGGAAAGAAAATTAGTTTAGAAACTTTAGTGGTATTTGAAAAATTAGTATCCTATCGTAAGGCATTTGATAAAGAGATTAGAGAACAAATTATTTGGCCAAAGGTAAGCCGATTAATTGAAAAGTATGAACCTTTTGTAGACGTAAATATTTGGCGATGCAAAAAGGAACTTATAGAAATAGTTGAAACTGAGGGTCTGATATAATGAGTGAAGAACAACCACAAAAAGAATCATATGTAGATGAAGCAAAGCGAAGAATTGCACATCTTTCTTATAAATTAGAACAGGCTCAAGATAGAGTTAAAGTATTAGAACATGATAATGCAGAGTTAGTTCGATGGACAAATGATATTTGTGTGCCTCAACTACAAGAATTAACTGATGAACTTGTGAACAAGTACAATCAAAAGAAATATAGAAGTAATAATAAAACAGATTATCGTTGGAGAAAAGGTAGATCAGAATGAAAAAAGGCACCCGACTGTAGGCGCACGGTTGGGGGAGGAAGTTGACATAAGAATCTCCCTGGCAAGCGGAGATAATGTTGTGTGTCAGAGGTGGTACTCAGGCGCCTAGGGGAAACCCGATGGTGTCACATCGGTCGACAGACCGGGACACAGTTCCGACGAAAACTACTAACAGGTAGTTTGCTGGTGTCGGTTGAAGGTGTAACCAAGTCCTTCCTTCCTCCTGCCCTCTTTTTATTGTGGTCAAAATCAACATTTCAGACAAAAAAGAGGGGTCGGAAAGCGGCGAGAAATTTTTTGATTGAAACCCTTTTATGAATATTGTAGAAATTATAGAGGAGTATGGTTTGGGTAAATCTGGAATGATATATCGAAAAGGCCAACAAATCGTGTTGGAGAATGAAAAGACAGGCGAACACGTTGCAGTAAAGGTCGTGCAGCATGATAGTATGCAGGGTTGGTTAGCTGAGAATGGTGAAGGTGATTGGCAATGGTATCACGAAAAGGAAAGTCAGCACTGGCCTGAAGGCACTGAATGCTGGAAATATGTGAAGAAGGTAGGAACATGATATGACAGAAAAATTTGAATATGTATGGCTTGATGGTTACAGACCTACACAGTCGTTAAGAAGTAAAGTAAAGGTAAATGATTTTGCAGATGTATGGGCATTTGATGGCTCATCTACACAACAGGCAACAGGTAATCAATCTGATTGTATATTGAATCCAGTTGCAGAGTATCACACGATAGACCGTATTCGTGCAGATGCAACAAGAACACAACCAGGATTGGGTGGCACTTATGTAATGTGTGAGGTGTTGAATGCTGACCATGAACCACATAAATCTAATACGAGAACACATTGTCAAAATTTGGTGAGTAGTGAATGGTGGTTTGGTTTTGAGCAAGAATATTTTATGTATAAAGATGGTCGCCCGTTGGGTTGGCCTGTAAAAGGTAAGCCACGACCACAAGGAGATTACTATTGTGGTGTAGGTGAAGGTAATGTAGTGGGGCGTGAGATTGTAGACAGACATACAGAGGCTTGCATGAATGCTGATATTGGTATCACTGGTACAAATGCTGAAGTTGCATTAGGTCAGTGGGAGTATCAAGTCCTTGGTGCTGGTATTAAAGCCGGGGATGATATGTGGATGTCTCGATATATATTACAGAAGATTGCAGAGAAACATGATGTAATAATTAACTTTGCACCGAAACCACAGAAGGGTGACTGGAATGGTTCGGGTATGCACACTAATTTTTCTAATGATGAGATGAGAAATCGTGGTTCGTTACATTTACATCAGACTATATGTGAGAAGCTAAAGGCAAAACATCAAGAGGCCATGGGCTTATATGGGTCAGATAATGACCAGAGATTGACAGGCAAACATGAAACACAATCTATTAAGAAATTTAGCTATGGGCTTTATGATAGGGGTGCTAGTATTCGTATTCCTATCTTTACTGTAGACAATAATTATGGTGGTTATCTTGAAGATAGACGCCCAGCATCTAATGCCGATCCATACCGAGTAATGAGACATATTGTTGAAACTTTGATCGAATGAATGTTACATTAATTGATTCAATGGGCACCGACTTGTCGGTAGTTAATGCGGCAAGAGTATCATTCAATAAGCAAAGTCAATGGGGACATCATGTTCCTGGTCAAGGTATCTTTGAGCTTAAAGAAGGTGATAAGAAACTGATTCGTTATCTAGCGAAACATGGCCATTGGACTCCCTTTGGTCATGCAACACTATCATATCATATCAAGGCACCTATCTTTGTTGCACGGCAGTTAGTCAAGCATCAAGTAGGTTTAGTTTGGAATGAAGTGTCACGCCGATACGTTGAAGATGAACCAGAGTATTGGGAGCCAGAGACATGGAGAAGTAAACCAGTTGATAAGAAACAAGGGTCAGGTGATGAGACAATAGTATGGTTAGATCGTGAGGTGAGAGTTGGTGCTGCGGTTAGTGCATCATGTGATTTGGCTGTAGAAACTTATAAGAAAATGTTAGATGTTGGTGTTGCACCAGAACAAGCTCGTATGGTACTACCACAGAACACCTATACTGAATGGTATTGGACAGGCTCTCTGTTTGCGTTTTCCAGAGTATGTAAACAAAGATTATCAGACGATGCCCAAGAAGAAACTAGAGCGATTGCTACTCAGATTGATTCTTTGTG